TGCGCGGAATTCCGGAGCGGCTTGAACATCTTCTGCAATCCGAGCACTGTTCCCTCCAGATAGCTCATGCTGTCCAGCTCCGCCTGTCCCAGACCCTGGGACGCACAGTAATAGGAGATCATCGGCACGCCGACCTGGCATGCCTTCAGATACTGGTCGCCCATCTCCTTGCGGTTGTAGGGCGAGCAGTCCAGGAAGGTGACCGTCCAGTACTTGCCGTAGCTCTGCCGCTGGATGAAGCGGTTGATGGCGTTCTCAATGTTTTTCACGATCCCGTAGGTCATCATCTGGTCCGCCTTGATGCTCAGCAGCAGGGCGTTGGCTGACGCCTTGGAGTTATTGAAGATCAGGGAGCAGACGCCGGCTGTCGTGAAGACGTTCTCCGTTGCCTCCGCCACCTTGTCCGTGTCTCCTGTGTTGGACTTCTCAAAGCTGATCTTCTCAATATCCATCGGCGAGAGAATCGTTCCGATCTCCTCCGGCGTGATGCTGTCCAGGTTCCGCCAGAAGGCCACCGCCTTGTCGTAGTCCAGCAGCCAGTTGCCGTCGTCGTCCATCGCCAGCTTCATCACCAGCATGGCGTAGTTCTCCAGGATAGCCTTGGTCTTCTTCAGGTCGCGGTAGTCCTCCAGGTCATAGAGATCCCGCAGGATGCCGACGAATGGCGGCATGGCGTATTCCAGAATGTCCGAATTGCATTTGATCGCAAAGGAGTTCGGCGCGTCAAGCTCGATCCAGCGGAGTCGCCTGTCGGCCTGATACATCCTGTATTTTGTCGTAAACTCCGGCGGGAAGTTCTCCAGCTCATCCGGATATATATCGAAGTACGAGAAGTTGAAGTTCACGTTCGGCACGTTGTTTTCAATCGTGCTGATCTGACAGTAATCGCTCGGCAGCTGCTGGATGATGATGTCGTCCGTCGTCACCCAGAGCGTCGCGTAGAACACGTCCTCCCGGAAACATACCGTGAGGATCTTCGGCAGCTGTGTCCGTACATGGAACGCCGTCATCGTGTTCAGCACCTTCCGGTAGTTCCGGTTCACGCTGTTGATGTTCGCCGTCTTCGGGTCGACCCGCGGCGATATCACATACGCCAGATCGCTCAGTCCGACGAAGTACTGGATCAGCCGACGGAACAGCGAGCTCGCCCCGTACAGATAGACCACCGCATGCCGCAGCTGCTTTTCATACCGGTACGGATTCGCGATGTAAGTCGCGATGTCGTCTTTAGTGTAACGGTAGAAGGTCGGCGACCGTCTCAGATTGTTCAGATCCCGCGTGATCAGTCGGTTGATCGATGCGAAGTTCTGCGCAAATTTCCGCGAGATGCCTATCTCGCCCGTTATATTATCTGCTCCACTGCGGAGCTTTGTCTCTTCCGTAGGACTTCACCGTCCTTTCTTTTCCGTATTTCGGCGCTCTCACGTAGAAGGTCTCCGCGCTAACCGCCTGGTTGCTCCGTCTGGACGCCTTCGCCTCCATCTGCGTTGCAACGTAATAGTTATATGCGAGACTGGAATAGCGGTCCTTCCGCCTTCCGGTCTTTTCATAGATTTTGACTTTGCCGTTGGTCTCCTCGTGCTGCAGGTTGACCAGCTCGTCGATGAGCAGCGTCGTGTTGATATACGGCAGCTGAAGCTTCAGCCGCTCCTGCGGCGGCAGGCTGGCATAACCCTTCAGCGCCTTCAGCTCATCCTCTCCGTCATACTCGTTCAGCAGCAGACGGATTCTCCCGCTCCGGAATCCGTCCCGCAGCAGGATAGCGCAGTCGTTGTTCAGCTGTGCGTTTGCCTTGATTGACCACACGACCTTCGGCGCGCCCGCCACAGTGCAGCGGTCCGCCATCGTCTGGTCGTTATAACAGGAGAGGGCAGGGTAGACTTCACCCGTTTCCGGATCGAGGATGTCCCTCGCCAGACAGTCATAGACGCCGAGACCGACGCCGTTGGTATCCAGCACGATGTAGTCGCAGTCGAATTCGTCGAACAGTCTCCGGATGCTGAGCGCCTGATCCTCCGTCCGCAGTCCTTCCATGGACTCCGTATAGACAATGTTGTGCATATACCGTCCGGCCTTGGTCGGCAGCATCTGGTTCAGGAACAACGCCGTCGCGTCGTTGTTGTGTTTCTTTGAACTCATCAGCGCGATATCCGCCGACAGGATTCGGAGCTCTCCGCTCTGCTTCGGCGGAATCCGTACGTTCTGCGACTGCACCTTGGACGCCAGCCTCTCCGGCAGCATCGGGTGCCGGATACGCCGGTTGCGCGAGATACTGTCGAAGTCGAAAAAAGCTCCGTCCGCGCTTCCGTAGAATTCCGCGCAGTACTCCATCAGAAACTTGATCTCGTTGAAGTCCGTCTCCAGCATTTCGTCCTGCACCAGCTCAGGATCCAGCAGACCCTCCTCGATGGACAGCTGATACGGCATACCGCACACAAACTGCTTCTTGGTATCGTCCAGCATCATTGCGAACGCATCCCTGCATTTCAGGTACGCCCAGCTGTCCTGCCACCAGGCGGAGCTGAGGTACATCGTGATGTTCTTTTCTTTTTCATAAGCCGCCTGCCGTTCCGCCTCTGTGAGCCTGGAATAGCGCGGCATTCTTCTTTGCGTCAGGAACTTGCGCAGGATCGTATCCACGATATCCTTCGCGATCAGCCGGAATTCATCCAGCAGCAGCACGTTCGCACGGTTGCCTCGGCTTGTGTCCGATGCGGTCACTACTTTGATATAGCTGCCGTTCTTGAAAACCACCTGTGCGTTGGTGCCGTTGATCTTCGTCTGCTTCTCATCAATCTCCGCTGCCAGCTCCGGCGAATTCGGTTTCAGCTCCAGCAGAATCTTCTCGAGGACATTAATCGCCTGTCCTCTGGTGCCCGATGCAATACACACCTTCGTCCCCGGATACAGGATGCACCGCACGACAGAATAGATTGCGCTGAGATAGGTCTTGCCCAGACCACGGGTGGCGATCCACACGAACACCGTGCTTCGCAGCATCATCGTGATCAGGATCTTCTGAAACCGCTTGAGGTTGATGTGCAGGTAGTCCTTGACGAATCGCGCAGGGTTCTCCCGATAGAAGGCGCACCACAGGGCGACGCCCTGCATCAGCCTATTCTGTTCCGCCATCCGGCTCACCGCCGTCCCCGTACAGGAGATGATCCAGATCCTCAGCGGAGGACGGCTGCATATTCTCCAGTTCCACCCCGCCGAACATGTCGTTCAGCATAGTGTCGTCGTCCTCGTCGTCATACTCCGGACGCTCCACACGGAGCCTCGCGATCTCATCCTCGTACATCTTGCAGTAGGAGTTCTTCACACCGAGCATCTTGCACAGATGCCCGAATAGCCAGACCGTGACATACTTCACGATACCGTCCACATCCTTGAACTCCTCGTCCGCCTCCGGGATCGGGCGCTCGTCCTCCCAGCGCTTGATCCATACACCGAATGGTGTGTTCGCCGAAGCACTGTCCACCGTACCGGTCGCCGTCTTCTGCGGCTTCTTCAGGTTGGACAGCATAGAGTTCAGCGAGCTCATCAGTTTGTCCACAGACATCCCGGCGGCTCTGGCTTTGTTGATGTCAATCTCCGCCATGGCGATCTGCCGCAGCAGCATCTCCGTGCTCATATCCAGCTGGGTGTCGTCGCCCATCTGCTCTTTGTAGAATCTCCGTCGCTGTTCCAGCTCCCGGTACATACTGGGCGTCAGCCCCTGTCCCCAGAACTGTACAATCTCGTCCGTGATCTCAATCGGCTGTGTATCCAGATATACAACACCGTCGTCGTCTTCTTCCTCAGGTGGTTCCGGTTCCGGCCCTGTGGCGAGCTGCTCCTGCGGTGTTTCGACCCACGCGCCGTATGTCCAGAGCGTCCCTTCCTCCCGCAGCGTGTCGTCATAGCTCCTTCCGGAGTACTGTGCGTTGTTCAGTCTCGCGATGTAGTTCTGAAATATCGAGCGTGTATTGCTTTTCTTTGCGGACTGCTCGTACAGCTGATCCGACCAGTACAGATCCATCTTTCTGCACATCTGCCGGATAGCCATCCGTTCGTCTCCGCACTCCGCACAGTAGCTGTCAAACATCTGCTTGCAGCAGTCGGCGCAGTAGGGGAGATACCCCACTCCTTTATAGAGATAGGCATAACAGATCGGGAAGTAACCCTTCAGCCGCCCGTACGCCCTGCCGCATTTTCTGCACACCGAGCTGGACGCGTTTACTTCCAGATTCGCCATGCTTATTCATCCTCGTCCCAGTCGTCTTCCGGCGGCGGCAGGAACTGCTCCGCCCCGACGTCTTTTTCCTGCAGCCCGTAGGCGCGGGCCGCCTCCGCCAGGTTGCACCCCGCGGTGAACTTCGCTTTATATCCGGCGGGGATGGTGTGCCAGATATCCTCGACCGGCTCTTTGACGACATGTTCCTTCGTCTTTCTGATCTCCAGTGATCCGAACCCGCGGATCGACACTGTCTCGCCCCGTCTCATACAGTCCTCCACCACGGCGATCATGGCATCCAGGATGCTCCCGACGTCGCTTGCGTTATACAGCAGACGCCTGTCTTTTCTGTCGATGGTGAAGACAGCGGAGTCGCCGCCCTCGTTGCTGATGATAAATTTCTCACTCTTGACCGACACCGGCTTTCGGATATCGTTCGCCTGCAGTACGTCGCAGGTCTTTGCAATCAATTCCTTTTTATTCATTGTGTTTCTGTTTCACCCTTTACTTCTTCCTGACCTCCTGCCACACGCAGTAAAATGTGCCGCCATTTCCATAGGACGGCTCCATCCGTGCGCCAAGAGGTTAGATTAAACTAATAAAAAAATAATAATAAAACCGCCGGGATACCCATACGGCGGCACTGCCGCTCATGCTGCTGTCCCTGCGTTTTATCTGTGGTATCGTTACAGTTCGCTGAGACCCTTCTGCTCCGGCGCGATAATGTCGCCGTCTTTAAAGTACATCCCGATCTCGTCGTCCGCGTCGATATCTTTGTAGATGCGTACCATGTCTGCGCTCTCCCAGTTGACGATCGTCTGGATCACGCTGTCCGGGATGCCTGCTTTCGCGAGACTGGTCGTGAATGCGTGCCGCAGACTGTGCCAGTAGAAGTTCCTCCCCGACAGTCTGCTGAAGGTATTCGCCCAGCTGTTCACCGTTGAGATCGGTACCTGCTCCTTCGGATCATCCGGATTCGGGAACAGCCATTCGCTCTCGATGCCCTTCTCTTTCCGCTCCTCCATCCAGAGGTCCAGGTATGGCTTGAATTTCTTTGCCAGCGTATAGCAGGGGATGATCTTCCCGCCGCCCTTGCCCTTCGTCTTGATGGGCGCGCTCTTGTACAGGGCGTTGCTGCATACCAGCTTGTCGTCGTCAAAGTCCGACACCCGGAACCGGCAGAGCTCTGCCTTGCGCCGTCCGCCGTATACGGCGAGCGCCAGCATGCACGCCTTCTCATACTGTTTCCAGGCGACCAGCTTCTCCAGCAGCTCCTCCAGATCCTCTTCTTCCCATACTGTCTTCTCGCGGACTGGGCGGTTGAGCGGACTCTCGATTTTGTTGATGATGTTCCGGAAGCCCGGATACTCGTCGTCCAACACGTTCTCCACATAGTTGGACATGGAGGAGAGCGCCGCCTTCATCCGCCGCAC